TGATGGACCTGCACGTGATACCCTAGTGTCTTACCTAGAGGGTAAAGGGCATGTAATCGTTAACAACGAAGAGAACTACAATGTAGATGTCGTCTCCCAAAAGAATGGCTACACGTACTTTAACGAAGCTGAGGTTAAGACTGCATGGAAAGCTGACTGGCCCACAGAGTGGAAAGAGATACGTATCCCTGAACGTAAACAACGTCTCCTAGACAAGCACAAGTCTAGCTCTAACAGTGTCCTTAACTTCTATATCTTTCGTCCTGATTTTAAGCAGGCGTGGAGGATCAAGGATACACTGCTAACCCAAGAGAGCCTAAAGGAAGCTAAAGGACGTTACATACAGAAAGGAGAAAAGTTCTTCCATATCCCTTATACTCAAGCAGAACTGGTAAAGTTATAATGGACGACAGTGAGCCACCAAAGAAGCAGACACGATCCCGACGTAAGACCAACTATAAAGGTGCAGACAAGAAACCTACGTCAGGTATCACACCCCGTACACCTAAGCAGAAAGACCTTATCGACGCTATCAAAGGGAGTAAACAGGTTCTCATCTTAGGTCCAGCAGGTACAGGTAAGACCTATGTGACAGCCACATGTGCTGCTGACCTATATACCCTAAAGGAAATAGACAAGATTGTCATTACACGACCTCACGTAGCTGTAGGTAAGGACATTGGCTTCCTACCGGGTACACTAGAGGAGAAGGCACAACCTTGGGCACTACCCGTACTTGATGTACTCACTAAGCATTTAGGCAAGGGTGCTGTAGATACTGCACTAAAGTCAGGTAACATTGAAGTGGCTACCCTAGCCCTAATGAGGGGTCGTAGCTTTGACAATGCTTTCATCATCGTAGACGAAGCACAGAACATAGAGGTACCTGAGATCAAGATGCTCTTGACACGTGTGGGAGAAGGCTCTACTATTGTTCTTAATGGGGACATTCAACAGTCTGACCTAAAGGTTACTTCTGGCCTAGCCAAGGTAATTCACTTGGCAAAGAAACATATGTTGGATGTACCTGTTGTAGAGTTTGGCATTGAGGACATTGTTCGTAGTGGTATCTGTGCTGAGTGGGTAAAAGTGTTTGTCAAGGAGAACCTGTAGTTGGCTAAATGGAAGGAAGAAGTGTTGAACACTATTCGAGAGTACGACCCTGTAGAGAAACCTATGCACTACAATCATTCCGAGGGAATTGAGTGTATTAAGTACATCAAGCAGGTACTAGGACTAGACGGTTTCATTGCTTATTGTCGTGGTAACGTAATGAAGTACAACCACCGTGCCTTTTATAAAGGTAATCCCGCAGAGGATATGGCTAAAGCTGAGTGGTACTTGAAGCGGGCTAACGAAGCCCTACTGGAGAAACATAAATGAGGATAAACATATGTACACAGCTTTAATCCTAGCTTGTGGGGTAGACTTAACGTCATGTCAGTCTTTCATGTACCCACTACCACTGCCTGACGAAGAGACTTGCATGAGTACCTTAGCAGAAGGTATTGACACACTAGAGGGTCAGGGCCTTTATATTCGGGACTATACCTGTCACCAGTGGCAGACAGACACTTAAACAATAGAAAAAGCCGCAGGTATCCACTCAAGGACGCCTGCGGCTTTATTGTATTTAATAACTTGTTTACTAATTACTTCGTTTGAATAACGACATAATACGTCTAGCTATCTCCCCCGGCGAGGGAATGAGGAAGCCACACAACACACCAAAGGCTAGGATTAGCCATAGTGGGTACTCGTTAACCACAACAGTCTCTACAGCGTCTGAGGACACCCTTGTAGTCGTGTTACGTTGGTCTATGGTGTCTACCCTACTGTTGGGCCTTACACTCACTGTAGGGGCTACGTTATTTGTCGTGCCAATCGTCTGGGAGTTGGTTTTCCCCGCCTGTACGTTGGCCGCTACGTTTGGACCCCCTCCCGGGAGAAACTGAGGTATTTGACTGCAACTTACCGTAAGCATCAAAACCAAAGGAAGCAGCAGCAAAAGAGAATATAGGCCAGACAAGGACTTCGACAATCTCAACATCTTTAGTCTCCACGACATATACTAGCCAGATAAGAAGGACTACAGCCAACTCTCTCTTAAAGGTCTTCTTAGTTAGAACGGGCTTCTCTTTCGATTGCATCACGAATAGCCTTTAGGTTTTCATCTATCCGAGCCATCATCACAGCTTGATCTTGGACCATGTTCTCCATAGCCTCAATCCTAATCTCTGCTCGCATAATAGAACGAGAGTTGTTGTCAACATCATTCCGTAGAGTAGCGACAAACCAGATAAGGGCAATAGTCTGTAAGATGATGGCAAAGATAAAAGTTACGGGGACACCTTTGGATAAGTGCCAAGGTTCTTCACTCATGGGTATGCCTTTCGAGAGAGTTGATAGTGTGGGCCATCAGGGAAGCTCTTCCAGTCACCACCCCACTCAAGGTCAACCTCAAGCTCTTCGGCAGCTTGTTTCATAGCATCAGCGATAGGGTAGAAGTGTTCCCAATCCCATGAGATAGGCCAAGGGGCAATGTCTACAGCATGGCCTGTTAAGTGTCGTGAGTTAAGGGTAGTTGTTGCACCCTTACGATACAACTCACGTTGACGGTTAATGTTACGGATACCTTCGATCACACTGAAGTCTTGTTCAGTGATCTCAATGGCACGTTTTACCACAGCTACAAGATCAGGGTGTACCCCTGATAGGTTCTGTAGGCTACGTGTTCCTAGTTTATACGACATTAGACTTCTCCCCCGTCTGTGATAGTCCAACCCGCAGTTCCCACCAGATAAGCCCGTGCGGATGCTGCATCATTAAACTGGTTGCCAGTGGTATAGGCAGTGTTGTCATAGGTAATAGTATCTGCACCAAGGGGGACATTGTTGTTGGCATTACCAGCGAAGTGTTGGTTAGCCCACCCTATTAAAGTACGAGAGTAGTTTTCTGTAGACATGGCCGTGCCATCAAACATTTGATTCATGGTTGTAACACTTGAAATGTCCCATGAACCTAGGTCTTGATTGAAAGCAGTGGCCCCAGCGAAAGTGAACTCCATGTCGTACACACTAGATGTGTCCCAATATGAGATGTCTTGGTTGAAAACATTTGCACTGTTGAAGGTAGCAAATAGACGTGTTACACTCGAAGTATCCCAAGAAGATATGTCTTGATTGAAAGCATCTGCACCAGCAAACATAGTCGCCATTGTGGTTACACTAGATGTATCCCAAGTAGAAATATCCTGATTGAAGATTTTTGCGTTTTGAAACACACTCTCCATAAGAGTTACGTTAGATGTGCCCCAAGAAGATATATCTTGGTTAAAAGATTCGGCATAGTAAAAAGCAAAATCTAAGGACTCAACAGTTTGCGGTAAATGTACTGGCACAGATAGTAGGCCCCGAGACCTAGTTCTAATAGCTTGACTTCCGACAGAACCATAACTCTCAATCGACACCACATTGTCGTCAAACAGGTTATTTAAGTCCAGTGCAATATTCGTATTATCACTTACAGTTACTGTAATCCTAAAAGTATCCACAGAGGAGTATGTATGCGAGAGTGTAGTGTCCTTATTAGCGCTGGTATTACTGGACCCATCACCCCAATCTACAGAAATCGTCCCATTAAACACGTAAGCAGGGGCTTCATCTACAAACACTCTAAAGTTATCTAGATTGGTTGTTACTGATGTATCTACAATAATAGAGATGGGGGATTTCCAGTTAAAAGAGGTACCAGAGTTACTTTTACCTCTAGCTTTCAACCAGTAATTCTTTTCATCTTTTATGAGGATAGCATCCCTCAAATTAAGTTTTATACCATCGCTCATAAGAACCCCCTTACGACGAGATTAGGACAAGAAGCTGTCCAGCAGAAGGTGTAGCAGCATTAAATGCTGTTTGATCTGTATAGGTTACAATAGTACTTGAGGTAGTTGCGGCAGAGGCAGCAGCATCATTTGCAGAAGCTAGTGCATTTGCAGCTTGTGTTTCACAGTAAGCTCCTAGAGTGTTACCCTCAGTCTGAAACGTAGGTAATGCCCCAAGGAACGCATCGGCGTCCGTAGAGAACGTCTCTGGGCTGTCCTCACGGTTAGGTGGTGTGGGTAGTGCTGTAAATGTAGGTGCAGCCATTAGGTCAGTCCTTCTACTTCTATTGTTGCGTAGCTTATGGATGGTGTTTGCAGGTTAATACTGAATTGTGTGTAGAAGCCGTACAAGATCAATCCGTAACTTGTATCTTGGTTCCCTATCCATACGATAGGGGTAGCCCTATACAAAGCAAGAACCCTTTGAATACGTCTGGCATCTTGAGTTGTTAGTTCTACCTCAAAGTCAGCCTTCTGTGCAAAGGCACGTTCAATGATAATTGCATTACCAAAGGTGTCTCTCTCTTTCCTTGAGTAGTCTTCGATACCAATGGTTGTGCCATATCCTGTGCGACCAAGTGAGGTAAGTGTGCCAAGTACAATTTGACCTACCTCAACAGTGTTACCTGTGTCTGTGATGGTTATGGTTATCTCAGCGCCAGTATAACTAGGCAAGTCAACGACAAGAAGCTCTTTGTCTTTTTCTGTTTCGGGATTAAAAAAGTAGGTGTACCAGTCAACAACATTAGTGGTGTCTTGCAGTTGATAGGTCTTGTCGTAAACGGTAGTTGACCCAGTGGTCTCCTCCACAACAATTCGAACAGTTTCCGCCTCTAAACCAAAGAAGGCCAGAGAGTTAATCAAGTCCGTTGTTGTCGTAATAACATACTGAATCGAGTTTGCTTGAGTTACAGGATCACTGATCTTCTGGTCAAAAGCCTTCCAGCGATTAGTTGCCCCAACAGTTATCCAGTTAGTACCATTGTCAGTGGTCGGGTCATTCCCTACGTTACTGTTGGTTGCACTTTCGTACACCTTATGTGTTGTAGTAGAAATGACCCTATCACCGAGGTTGTAAGTAGTACCAGAGGCCCAAGCTGAGTAGTCGTCCTCTGGTACATTAGATGAGGTTAGCAGGCTGTCTGTTATCGTTACAGGTTCAATAACTTGCATTATGCAGTCCTTTCAGCAGGAAGCCCAACGACATCCCAACTACGTAGTGTGTCACGACTATCTTTACCATTCTTAATCATCTTAGAAAAGGCGAACATAGTCTCTTTGTGCATAGCCTTCATCTCAACAACCATCTGTTTAACCTCGTTAGTAGTACTTGTTGTACCACTTGAGATAACACTTGATGCAGTCGACCCAGTTCCCGTAGGAGCCATAAGCTCGTTTGCCACAGGAGAGCCAATGGCGGCACGAGCTTGTTGGAAGCTAAGCAAGGTAGCAAAGTTAGTTTCCTTGAGGGAGTTATTAAACTTGTCCATAGCGGTCTTGGCATCTTCAGCAGCATAGATTTGCTCAAGTATGCCACGATTAAGTTCGTGAACAGACTCAAGCTCCCTACGACGAAGCTCTTCAGTATTACCTTGGAGTGTAAGCAGTTGCTCCTCAAGTTGTAGTCGTTGTTGCAACACAGAGTTGAGTTCATCCACACTGCCGATGTTAGGGATAAGAGAAGCAAAAGCATTACCAAGTTTATTAATTTCCTCAGTAATCTTTTGTGTTCTTGCTTCCTCCGACAGACCCTTAAGAGACAACTCAAACTCGTAACTAAAGTCAGAGAAGGCATCTGTGGCAGCGCCTAGATATTGAGCAGACGATAAAATAGACTGTTGGGTAACAGAGATAAGGTTTCCAAGAGGGTTGTCGTCTGGAAGGGTCTCAAGCTGAGTTCTTACCTTCTTAGAAAGTCCAAAGAACTTCTTGGTTTGTATTACCTTAAAGCTCTCAACTGCACTATCGAAACCATCTACTGTTGCCTTAAGTCCACTATCAAGTTCTTTAGTCTTCTTCTTGAAGAAAGTGAACACGGCAGCTACAGCAAGTAGTGGTGCAGCTACAGCACCGATTGCAGCACCCATAGCCGCCATAGATGCACCAGCAGTGGTTGCAGCCGCCGCTTGTGCGCCAATAGTTCCCGCAAGAGCAGACATGCCACCACCAGCAAAGGCACTAGCGGCCATACCCGCACCCGCACCAAAACCACCAGCAAGCCCAGTTACACCAACAAGACTTCCGCCTGCTGCCAATGCTGCACTAAGCCCACCCGCCGCTGACGCCGTTGATGCCAACTGTCCGATACTACCTCCGCCACCTCCGCCAGTCATGCCGGAGACAAGGGGTTGTACAAGGTTCTTCTGAGCCATGGACATAATCATCTGACGGATCATGTCCTTGAAGGCATCTTTTACTGACTTAGTACCGTTAAGGATAGAAGTGAAGGCGTTAGTAAGGTTATCACGAATACCACCAATCATCTCTTGGTAGTCTTTGCTCTCCCTAGAAAGTCTGTTGAGTTCTTTCTGCTCTTTAACGAGTTCTTTTACTCTGCTATCGCTTAGGCTAATGCCACGCTTCTGAGCTTCGTTGTAGATTTTCTGGATTGAGATTTCTTCTTGGGACAGACCAATGAGAGTTTTTCTCTGGTTGATCTCAAGGAGTTGTTGCTCTAGGTACTCTGCGTTGGTTTGACCACCACCGCCGCTAGTTTTTGCAGCCTCTTCCCTAGCTTTAACCCTGCGGTTAACAGCGTCGATGTATTGTTGCAACTCAAAAGGTGTTTCTCCCCCAGATACCCCGAAGTCACCAGCAGCTTGTGGAGGAATAATGCCAGAAGATACTTTAGCCTCAAACAGGGACTGTTCCGGACCCATTGCGGCAATTTCTGCAAGTTTTATAGCAAAGTCGGATGCGGCCACGGCGGCTTCTTCGGTTTCGCTGCGTATCTGAGACATAATCAAAGATATACGGCTAAGCCTAGATTCCGCTTCTGTGTGAGATTCATTTTGCTTTTTTACGTTTTCTGCGGCAGCTTCTGTCTTTTCTTCTATTATTTCTAAGAGGCCGATTTCCTCAGCCATCTTGACAAGTATACTCTGAACTTCCTCAGTTAATATGCCCCTTAGTTCTAGGGCTTCTGTGATACTATCTAGTTGAGAAGCTAGCTCTTCCGAGGTTTCACCCTCAAGCCTTTTAAGCTGTGTAGCTAGAAACAACGCTTCATTGCGGCTACTTAACCCTAGCTCACTGTCAAAATCTGGTGTAGGCCCCCCTAATCTAGCCCTCACGTCAGATAGCTTCTGAAATGCTGTAAGCTCTGCGACAACAGCCCTAAAAGGTGCCTCTAGCTTATCCTTAAGGGCTTTTAACTCCTGAGCTTCCATAAGGTTAAGGAGGCTTTGAAACTCTTCCTTAGCTTCCTTAATTGGGCCGACCAAACTGTCCCCAAGAGAGTTAAATCTTATGCGAGAAAGTTTTTCTGCACTAGACCCCAAGTCTTCAAGGGACTCCTCTAGGTTTTTAGCCTCTTCCTGCGCCCTAAATAGTGGAGCTAAGAAAGCTGTGGCGATAGCAAGCCCGGCACCTGCGATTGCCCCACCCGCACCAAAGATGCCAAGTAGCTGAGAACCTTGTTGACCGAGGGCGACCATGGCGTTGGTTCCACCCTGAATCTGTACGGCAAAGTCCCCTACTTGATAACCAGCTTGTTGTAGTCCAACCCCCAGCCTGTTGACCTTCTTACCAGCAAAAGCGTAACTTTCCGCTGCGGATAGAGAAGCATCGTCAGCGCCCCTGAGTTGATAAGCAAACTTACGAATTTCTGAGTTTGCCTTGTTGTAACTACCCCCAAGTTTTTGTAGTTCCTTGGCTTGTTTAGCTAACTCTTGATTGTAGCGTTTTGCTGTAATATCGCCAGCCCTAAAAGCCTTTTCGATAGTAATTATATTACGCTGGAACTTAACTTGCTCTTTTTGCGCACGGATGAGGTCACGATCCTCAACACCAATAACAAGTTTAATATCGTCAGCCATTCGCTACCCTCATATAAACTGCATCGACTTCCTTGATTGCTACCACATCACGAGGTTCAATAGGTGTCTCAGTCAGTTCCTTCCACGCTTTAATTTGTTCATAAGTTATCGGGTTATGGCCAGAGAAGCCTTGAGTTCTGCTGTTGCTTAATGTAATAAAGGCAGACCAGACATGAGATAGAGGCATGGGAAATTCTGTCGGGGGTTCCAATGCTTCTGGTCTACGTCCAATCTGCCTCTCTACTTGTTCTAAGTGTTCACGTTCTGTAGTGCCATCCTTGTCAGGGCGATTGAGCTTAAACTGATGTTCAGCCCAATCGCACAACTGAGAAGTTAGGCTTTGGTAAAATCCAGAGAGTCTGCTAATGCTCCCTCAATCTGGTCCTTAATCCAAAACACTTCTTCGTAAATGTCTCTAGCCTTGGCGACAGA